CAGATTTATGTCGTTAGTCGAAGTTGATGAGATCACTAACTGCTGGATGTGGAAGGGGTCACTTCGCAGCGGTTACGGGGTTCTATCGGTAAAGGTCGGCGAAAAGTGGCGAGGGGTTCGAACTCATAGGCTGTCGTTCTCGCACTTCAAGGGCGACCCAGCGGGAATGTTTGTATGCCATCAATGCGACCGCCGAGCTTGCGTAAATCCTGAGCATTTATTTTTAGGGACCCCCAAAGACAACTCAGTTGATGCCGCTCAGAAAGGGCGCGTGTACAAAGGTGGCGCGACCGTCCCGTGGACGCGCACTAAGACGCATTGTGTTCGCGGCCACATGCTAGCCGGGAACAACCTTAGCGCCTATTCAAAGCGCCGAGTCTGCCTTTCTTGCATGAGGCTGAAGAATCGCGAGAGGGCGCGTGCGGCGCAGGGGGAGCGGGGATGACGCCTCTTTATATTTTCGATCTCGACGGCACGCTGGCGCTGATCGACCACCGCCGCCATTTCCTCGACGACCAGGCTGATCCGAAGCGATGGCAAAAGTTTTTTGCGGCTTGCGTTGACGATCAGCCAAATGAGCCAGTCATCCGCACGCTGCAAGCCCTGCGCCGATCTGGCGCGGAGTGTTGGATCTGGTCGGGCCGTAGCGATGAGGTCCGTTCGCAAACCGTCGAATGGCTGTGCCGTCATGGGTGCTTTGGCAAGCCGAGCAATACGCTGCCGTGGTGGCCGTTTGGAGCGCCGGAACGCTTTCGCATGCGCAGGGCGGGAGACTTCACTCCGGACGACGTACTCAAGCGCGGATGGCTTTCCGAGATTGAGCCGCCGGAATATGCGCGACTGACAGGGGTGTTCGACGATCGCGACAAGGTTGTCGCCATGTGGCGCGCGGCCGGCGTGCCGTGCTTCCAAGTTGCCCCGGGGGAGTTCTGATGCCCGCTAAGCGCAGCCCGTGGTTTAACGCCCGCGCGGAGCCGCCGGTGAATGGCGGCGCTGACGCGCTGTACGAGCATCGGTGCCTTGACTACCCATCATTAGGCATTACGCGCGAACGCAAACGAACGATTTTGTTTTGGGCGTGTCGTGAAAATTGCAATCAGTGCCAATGGCGTGGCCTGTTGAAGGAGAAGAAATGAAAATACCGACCGACTTCGAAGCCGCCCTGGCGGAGCTGAGCGAGGCGACGCAGCGCTACAACGAGCTGACCAAGGTTGCCAACGATGCTCGTATGGCGCAGACGGCGGCCAGCAACCGCCTGAACACGGCGCAGAAGAAGTTCGACGAACTCGTTCGCGAGCTGAAGGCCGCTGCGCCACGTAGCAGTGATTGGAATAGACCTAAGGAGGAACGGTAATGAACGCGATCTCAACCGCAGGCGTACTTGCCCTGCTCGGCGTGATCGTGGCGTGTCTTGCAGGGGTGTGCATGGTCGATGGGCGCAAGCGCATCGCCATTGTCTTGGCGGTACTCGCCGCGATACACATCGCACCGCTGGTTGTTTTGTTGTGGGTCACGCTCGTTTTTGGCGGACGGGAGGTTTGATATGACCGAGTGCGTATGCGACTGGGATCCAGCGGAGGTCTACTGCAAGACGACGGTCGTCGCGCGCAAGCGCCATTCCTGCTCCGAGTGTTTCGGCTGGATCGAACCGGGCGAGACTTACGAGCGCGTGTGGGGCAAGTGGGACGGATCGCAAGACACTTTCAAGACGTGCCCGGACTGCCTCGCGCTGCGCGATTGGACGAAAGCGCACGTGCCGTGCTTTTGCTGGCAGCACGGGTCCTTGAGAGACGACGCTCGCGAGGTGATCACCGACGTGTGCGAGCGCAACGACGTGCCGGGCATGTGGTTCGAGTTCGGTCGACTGATGATCAAAGGGGCCCGGCGAGGCCGGGCGCGACGCAATGAACTGATGGGGGTTCGAAAATGAAATGGGTCTTCCCAATCTTCGTAGGCCTCGTCCTGGCCGCCATCATCATGTCGTTCTACTGGGCGATGACTGACGTGTCTTCAGCGACCCGTGCGTGTGCAGAGCGCGGCGGCGTGCCCCTAATGGGCTACAACGGGTGGGTGTGTCTTGCACCGGGAGCGATGCGATGAAGTGGACGTTCATCTTCGTCCTGGCCTTAGGGTTTCTGTGCTCCCTGGTGGCCACCTCGATCTACTTGTTGGACAAGCACTTGCAAGAGCAGGAAACGTCCTGCGCGGCCCGTGGCGGAGTTCCTGTTGAGGGGTATTTCAAACGATACTGTTTCGCAAAGGAGGCGATGAAATGACACCCTTCTGCTCCCTGTGCGGCAAGCTGTTGTTCAAGCCCGGCGGGTACGAGGTGTGGCAGTGCACGATCGAGCGCTTTGAGGTCAAGCAGAATCTGGTAGGCGATGTCGGCCGCGTGCCGAACATGCCGCCGGTGACCGTCGTTTCCTGCAGCGACTGCGCAGTCAAACACCGGAGCGCGGTGGCCGTGCTGGCCACCCGGGGCACTGCAAAACCTTGACTGTTCCAAAAAAGAAAGGTCTAATATGCCAATGAACATCGAACCTCTCAGGAAGAAACTCGCCCGGCTCAAGAAGCGTTGGCCGGAACTGGCTGCGACAGCCGAGATCAGCGCCTCGACGATCCGTCGGGTGGCTGAGACCGAGGGCTACATGCCCTCGTTGCGAACGCTCGAGGCGCTGACCGCGGGGATCAAAGCCCTGCCGAAACCTTGAACCCTCACGGGTTCCCCGCAGCGTGGCTGCGCATCAGGAAGCTGCCTGCATGTCTGCGGGAAGACGAGACCGTGCTCATGATGGTCCGCTGGCTAGGCAAACGGATGTATGACGCCGGATGGCGTGCTGCGATGAAGGAGCTGAATGGTCAAGGTCAACGCAATGTCGTTCGCCAAGATGATGCGCCTGCTGCTGGAGGGCCCACACACGGCGCATGAGTTGGCAGAAGAGACAGGGCTGTTCAAGCGGACGGTCTACGAAAGCATGCACGCGCTTGAGAAAGAGAAGGTCGTCCACGTAAGCGCCTGGGAGAAAGATGCGCGGGGTGCTGACCATACGCCGGTCTACAAAATGGGCCCAGGCAAGCGCGCAGTTCGAAGTAAGATGACGGGTGCCGAGAGGCAGGCAAAAAGCCGGGCGAAGAAACGCGCTTTGCTCGAGATCCAGATGTTTGCAGGACCAACCACAGAGGTGAACCATGAATGACGGACACGACCCCTTCAGCAAAGCCGCCGCTGAAGCGCTGGAAAACTATCGCAAAAAGGCCGCGGGCCAGCCCCGTAGCAATCAGTACGAGCCTCTGCTGACCCAAGAGCAACTCGCCGGCGGCCTGCCGATCGCGGCCACTCCCGGCGGCTTTGTTGAGACGGACAAACACGGCATCCCGCTTACCCCATGTCCCGACAGGCACGCGTTCGATATGTCCAGCCCGGCAGCGGTGTTCCCGACGATGACTGCTGCGTCGGAGTGGAAGCATACGTCGGCCGCCGGCCACACGATTGAGATCCGCAGCGGGACTGCGCCAGCTACGCCTCTCGCCACACAAGTCGGCGGCGCCCACTACAAGGACATGAAGGTCCAGCCCGTCGAGTACATCCATGCCAACGGCATCGGGTACTTCGAAGGCAACGTCATCAAGTACGTGTCGCGCTGGCGCGAGAAGGGCGGCACCGCCGATCTCGAGAAGGCCAAGCACTACATTGATTTGCTGATCGAACTGGAGCGCCGGCCTGAGGCCGGCAACAAGATCTGAGCCGGGCATGGTAGCCCGCCGCGGGGGGCATGGCAGATGTGAATCCGTAGTGGTCGCACGACGTCCCGGCACTCATCGTGTTGCGTCGTGCACCTCGTAGCCGCGAACAGAGGGGGCGCGGAATCTGCCTTTCCCCCTCACCACTATTCTAGGAGCACCCATGGCAGCCACGCCCGAAAAGAACGTCAAGAAGCGCATCCGAAAGATCCTCGAAGACGCCAAGGCGTACTTCGCCATGCCCATGGGTACAGGCTACGGCAACAGCGGCGTGCCCGACTTCCTCGTCTGCCACAACGGGCACTTCATCGGCATCGAAGCCAAGGCCGGCGACGGCAAGACGACAGCGCTGCAGGACATGAACCTGCAGAAGATCCGCGATGCCGGCGGCAAGGCGCTCGTGGTGAACGAGCACAACCTCTCCGAACTTCAGGAGCTGCTTGATGGAAAAGACTGACGTTCAGCGGGTGGAGCAGATGATGCGGATCATGAAAGAGCCGGAGAACCGCGCTGCCATGCAGGAGGCAGTCGACTTCGTCATGGACATGTTCGACCCGGACTCGCCCGTCATCGGCATCCTCATCAGCGTGGGGCCTGTGGGCAACGGCAACGACGGTCGTGGTGAGGCCAAGATGCTGCCGATCGCCATGGAGTACTCCGAGATGGTGAGCATCCTGATGCAGACCGCCAACACCCTGTACAAGAACGCAACGGCCGACGCGCCAGCGCGCAGCCAATTCAACTGAGGAAAACCATGGCCGCACCGTTTAAAAGAATTTTGGTTTTGGATGCCGAGTCGGCCTGGGACAGCAAGGAGTACACGCTGTCCAAGATGACCACCGAAGAGTACGTCCGCGACCCCAGGTTCAAGGCCTGGGGTTTCTGTTTCAAGTGGCTGGGCGACCCCGGCAAAGCCCGCTGGGTGGGCGCTGCGCATCTGCAGGAGTACCTGAACAGAATCGACTGGAGCACGACCGCCATCCTGGCCCAGAACACCATGTTCGACGGCGCCATCCTGCACTGGCACTACGGCGTGAAGCCGTGCTTCTACTTCGACACGCTCTCCATGGGCCGGGCAGTGCGGGGTGTTGAGCGCGGCAACAGCTTGGCCAAGATGGCTGAGGATTACGGCCTGCCGGCCAAGGGCCGGGCGGTGCACAGCACCGACGGCATGTTGGACACGCTGACCTACGAGATCGAGCACGAGCTGGCCGAGTACTGCAAGCACGACGTGTTCCTGTGCGAGGAGATCTTCAAGCGCCTTGTGATGTTCGAGCGTGAGGCGTGCGGCCTGGACTACCCGCTGGCGGACATGTCCGCCTGGAAGTACCCCATCAAAGAGCTGCGCCTGATCGACATGACGCTGCGCATGTTCGTTGAGCCCACGATCGAGCTGGACGCCGACATGCTGGCCGACGCGCTGCACGAGGAGAAGGAAACCCGCGAGGCGCTGTTGAAGCGCCTGGACATCACCGACGGGATCCTGGCCAGCACGCCGCAGTTCGCTGAACTCCTGCGCTCGATCGGCGTGGAGCCCCCGATGAAGAAGAGCCCAGCAACCGGACTGCCGATCCCGGCGCTGGCCAAGAACGATGCCATGTTCCAGGCGCTGTTGAACGGTGAGGACGAGAACGTCGCGCTGCTGTGCGAGGCGCGCCTGAAGGTCAAGAGCACGACCGAGCGCACGCGTGCGCAGCGCTTCCTCGACATCAGTGCGCGCGGTGACTTGCCGGTACCCCTGTCCTACTACGGTGCGCTGAGCGGGCGCTGGACGGCCGCCCGGGGCAGCGCCATCAACATGCAGAACCTGAAGCGCGGGTCGTTCCTGCGCAAGGCGCTGCTCGCCCCCTGGGGCTACGAGTTCGGGGTGGTGGATCTCTCACAGATCGAGCCGCGCACGCTGGCGTGGACGTCCGACTACGAAGACCTGCTCAACATCTTCCGGGCCAAGGGCGACCCGTACGCCACGTTCGGCGAGACGATGTTCAACCTCCCTGGCATGAACAAGGAAACGCACCCGGTGCACCGGCAGTCGGCCAAGTCCGGCATGCTGGGCGCGGGCTATCAGCTGGGGTGGGCGTCGTTCGCAGCGCAGCTGCTGGTGGGCTTTCTGGGCGCGCCGCCCGTGCGCTACGGCAAGGAGTTCGCCAAGCAGCTGGGCATCTACCGCGGCTACATCGAGCGCTTCCTAGACTACACGCCGAACGTTCTGGCGATGGGCGAGATCCCGCACAGCTGCACGCCCCAGGAGCTGCTCGTCCACTGCGTGGTGGCCCACAAGATCATCGCGCTGTACCGCGCGGCCGCGTACCCGGTGGTGGGCCTGTGGAAGCGCTACGAGCAGCTGATCCCCAGCGCGCTGGCTGACGGCGAAGAAGCTTGGGTCAAGTGCTTCCTGTTCCGCAAGGAAGAGATCGTGCTACCCAACGGCATGAGCCTGCTGTACCCGAACCTGCGTCAGGAGAAGGACGACGAGGGCAAGAAGCAGTGGGTCTACGGCACCAACGCCACCAAGCTGTACCCGGGCAAGGTGTGCAACAACACCAATCAGGCGCTGGCGCGTATCGTGATGACCGATGGCCTGCTGCGCATCGACAAGCGCTACCGGGTGGTGGGCAGCGTGCACGACGAGGGGCTGATGATGCTCCCCGAGAACGAAGCAGACGAAGGGTTGAAGTGGTGCATCGAGCAGATGACCATCGAGCCCAAGTACCTGCCAGGAATCCCCCTGGCAGCCGACGGTGGCTGGCACAAGCGGTACGGGCTGGCCAAGAACTGAGGAGCAACCATGCAAGAACTTCCGGTCCGATTCAAGCTGAAGCGTCAGTGGTACAGCGTCAAGCAGTACCCGTTGACACACAACAGCTGCCAGGGGCGGCTGCACCCGAACCGCCGGGCAATCGAGATCTTTGCCGGGCGCAAGCGTGCGCCGCGCAAGCCGGCCGAGATTCGCCAGACCTTCTGGCACGAAGTGACGCACGCAATTCTGCACCAGATGGGGCACCCGCTGTGGAACAACGAGACGTTCGTCGAGGAGTTCTCGCAGCTGCTCAGTCAGGCTATTGATACTGCCCAGTTCAAGGACGCGTACAACAGTGCAGAGGATCCGCCGTGGCCGAAGAAGTGAAGATCAAGTTTTCCCACAGTTCGTTAAAAGATTTCGAGGGCTGCGCCCGGCGCTATCACGAGGTCAAGGTCTTGCGGAAGTATCCGTTCCAAGAGACCGACGCCACGCGCTACGGCACCGAGGTGCACGCCGCCATCGAGAGCTACATCCTGAACGACACGCCTCTCCCGGACATGTACGCGCAGTTCAAGCCGGTGGTGGACGCGGTGCTCAGCAAGCGTGGACGGCGCTTCCCAGAGCTCGAGATGGCGGTGACCAAGGACCTGCAGCGCTGTGACTGGAGCGAGCCTGAGGCGTGGGCGCGGGGCATCAGCGACCTTACGATCGTGGACGACGACAACATGACGGCCTGGGTTGTCGACTGGAAGACGGGCAACAACAAGTACCCCGATCGGGATCAACTGGTGCTCATGTCCCTGATGACTTTCATCTGGTTCCCGCACGTCATGAAGGTCAACTCGGCGCTGCTGTTCATCGTGAAGGGGACGATGACCAAGATGCAGATGCGCCGCGAGCAGGCCGAGCAGTTCTGGTGGAAGTACCGGGAGCGCGTAGCGCGTCTGGAAGCCAGTTTTACCACCGGCGTGTGGAACCCGCGGCAGACCCCTTTGTGCGGTTGGTGCCAAGTGGTAGGGTGTGAGTTCCACCCAAGACACTAGGAGAGCGTCATGCAAAAGAACGGAGTTCGGAACTACAAGCACGCCTACAAGCTGCAGAAGAAGACCGGCGAGACGAAGGACCAGATCGAGCGCCAGCGGGCTAGGCGCGAGTACGACGCCGCCGGCATCGACCGGGCGGGCAAGGACATCGATCACATCAAGCCCATTCGGGCCGGCGGCAAGAGCGTGAAGGGCAACACCCGGCTGCGCTCGCCGAAGGCGAACCAATCAGACAACGGGAAGTGACCATGGAACATCCAATGCAGGACATCGAGAAGGATACGAACGGCGTCATTCGTTTCCGGCGCAACGACATCGTGCGAGCGCTGCTGGATACCGGCAAGCTCAACATGAATGATCTGGCGCTGCTGCCCTTCTCCGACGAAGATCGACGACAGTTCGCGCAGCTCATCGGGTATAGCATCAGTGGGTACTGTGATCTGAGCTACGTGTCCGAGGCAGACGCCGACGCCGTAGATGCTGCGGTGGAGGCGGCCTATGGAGATCGTTGAAAATCGCGCGGTGTTGATCAAGACGCGCAACCCTGAGAAGTACAACATCATCCCCAAGAGCAAGGTCGTTGCCGAGCACCCCGGTGGCGGCTACACGGTCGCCGTGTTCTGGGGTCTGGACGAGATGCGGGTGCTGCGCAACCTGGGCGTGAAGGACGCCCCCTCTCCGATCAAGCGCAACTACAACTGGCCCGGGCGCTACACCCCGATGGCGCACCAGATCGAAACGTCAGCGTTCATGACCATGCATCGGCGCTGCTTCTGCTTCAACGAGCAGGGTACTGGCAAGACGTTGTCCGCGCTGTGGGCGGCCGACTACCTGATGAATCGCGGTGAGGTGCGCCGGGTGCTGGTGATCTGCCCGCTGTCGACGATGCAGAGCGTTTGGATCGGGGACATCAACAACAGCATCATCCACCGATCGGCAATCGTGGCTCACCACTCGGACGCGCTGCGCCGCATCGAGATGATCCAGGGCAGCTACGAGTTCGTCATCAGCAACTACGAGGGCATCGAGCTGATTGCGCGGGCCATCAACAACGACGGGCGGTTCGATCTGATCATCGTGGACGAGGGCAACGCCTACAAGAACACGCAGACCGATCGCTGGAAGGCGCTGGCCACCATCGTGCACCCCCAGACCTACCTGTGGATGATGACGGGCACACCGGCAGCGCAGTCGCCGGTGGACGCCTACGGGCTGGCCAAGCTGGTGAACCCGAGCGGAGTGCCGCGCTTTCAGACCGCATGGCGCGACAAGGTGATGAGGAAGGTGACCAAGTTCAAGTGGGCGCCGCAGGAGGACGCCAAGGAGACGGTCAACGAAGCGCTCCAGCCCGCGATCCGGTTCACCAAGGCCCAGTGCATGGACCTGCCACCGGTGGTCACCGAGGTGCGCAACGTCGAGATGACGGCCCAGCAGACCAAGTACTACAAGCTCATCAAAGAGCAGATGCTGGCGCAGCTGGCGGGTACCACGATCACGGCAGTCAACGCCGGGGTGGTGGTCAACAAGCTCCTGCAGATCAGCGCCGGTGCCGCCTACGCCGACGACAAGGAGACGGTGGTGTTCGACTCGACGCCGCGGTTGAAAGCATTGAAGGAGATCATCGAGGGGACCAATCGCAAGGTTCTTGTCTTTGCCCTTTTCCGTTCCTGCATCGAGACGATCGTGCAGTACCTCGACAAGCTGGGCGTGGCCAACGCGCAGATCCACGGCGACGTGAACCAGACCAAGCGCGGGCAGATCATCAACGACTTCCAGAACAGCCCGGAGGTGCGGGTGCTGGTGATGCAGCCCTACGCCACGGCGCACGGGATCACGCTGACGGCCGCCGACACGGTCGTGTTCTACGGCCCGTTGATGAGCGTTGAGATGTACCTGCAGTGCATCGCGAGATCTGACCGCAAAGGCCAGGATTCGGATAAAGTGACCGTCTTCCACATTCAGAGCAGTCCGGTTGAAGTGCGCCTGTTCAAGGCGATGGCCGCGAAAGTGGACGATCAGGCGCTGCTGGTGAGCATGTTCGAAAGTGAGATGAAAATTTGAAAGGAGGGGGTTGCGTACGGGAAAGATGCGTGTATGATTGTCAAAGGTTGGACAAAACAACCGTTCAAGGAGCTACAGACATGACCGAAGAAACCGCTGTCCCAATGGACAAGTTGGCCCGCGTGTATCGCAAGATCCGCGGCAAGATGCAAGAGATGACCAAGGCACACGACGAGGCGCTGGCGCAGCTGCAGGTGCAGCTGGACGCCGTGAAGCACGCGGCCCGGGACCAGATGTTGGCCCAGGGCGTGAAGAGCGTGAACACTGCCGACGGCACGATCGTGCTGTCGATCAAGACGCGCTACTCGACCCAGGACTGGGACGAGTTCAAGAAGTTCGTCGTCGAGCACGATGCCCTGGACCTGTTCGAGAAGCGCATCGCGCAGACCAACATGGGACAGTTCCTGCAAGAGAACCCCAAGCTCATGCCCCCCGGCCTGCAGTCCAACTCCGAGTACGACATCAGCGTCAGGAAGCCGACGGGCGCGAAATGAGCCAAGAAACTGCCGGCGCACTGTACACGGCGGTTGACGCAGTTATCGGGATGCACCCCCGTACCGCCGAAGATGTCTTCGCCGTGGCGCTGTTCCTGCTGCTCGACGCTGCGCAGCAGATCGGCATGAACGATGTGGAGCTGACGACCGCGGTCACGCGCGGTCGCAACGAGTACAACCAAACCCAACACGACCAAGGAGTCGCGCAATGAACGCAATCGTCAAATTCAACGCACAGCAGGCCCCCGCTTTCGCACTGGCCAAGGCCGGCGAACGCTCCGAACTGGCCAAAGCCCTGGCGGGTGGCGGCGACATCGGCAACCGGATCTCGATCAAGGGTGGCGTGCTGCGCCTGATCGTCGGCGGCAAGGAGGTGGCCCAGATCGAAGAGCGCTACCTCGACATCGTCATGGTCAAGGCCGCGCCCAAGGTCAGCCGCATGTTCTACGCCAAGGCCTGGGACAACGACAACCCGTCGGCGCCCACCTGCTGGTCCCAGAACGGCGACGCGCCCAGCCCCGACTCGGAAGAAGTGCAGTCCTCGAACTGCGCGGACTGCCCCCAGAACATCAAGGGCAGCGGCCAGGGCGAGAGCCGGGCCTGCCGCTACCAGCAGCGTCTGGCCGTGGTCCTGGCGGACGACCAAGAAGGCGACGTGATGCAGCTGGCGCTGCCGGCCACCAGCATCTTCGGCAAGGCCGAGGGCGACAACCGCCCCCTGCAGGAGTACGCTCGCTTTCTCGCCGCCCAGAAGATCGACCCCGAGATGGTTGTCACCCGCATGCGCTTCGACACCACGGTCGAGAGCCCCAAGCTCTTCTTCAAGCCGATGCGCTGGCTGACCGACGACGAGTACGCCAACATCATGCGGCAGGCCGAGACGCCTGAAGCGCTCAAGGCGGTGACGGTCACGGTGGCCAAGATGGACGGGGTGGTGTCCAAGCCGGCCGAGCTGGCGGGCGGCAAGCCCCCGGCCAAGCCCGCTGCGAAACCCCAGGAAGACGACGAGCCCCCGGCGCCGGCGCCCAAGAGCAAGACCGCTGCGGCTGACGACGAGCCCCCCGCACCGCCCCCGAAGCGCACCCGTGGGCCCAACAAGCCCAAGCCGGACGCGACGCCGCCGGCGCCCGCTGAAGAAGTCGAGGAGCCCGTCACCCGCTCCGCCCAGGCGGCCAAGCCCGCGGCACTGGCGGCGACCAATCTGGCGTCTGTCGTGGACGACTGGGACGACGAGTAATCGGGGGTGGGGGCGCGGCGAGCGCCCCCACTGGTGCCATGGGCTACCACCAACCGTTCATCGAGAAGGTCAAGACCCAGCCGATCACCCTCGGGGTGCGGCTCGGGCGCTGGGCCATTTTCCTAGACCTGCCTGCAGCCAAGATCGCGCGCGCCGTTGGCGCCACCCGCCAGTCCGTCTACAACTGGATGAAGGGTGGCACCGTGCTCAGTGCCTACGAGCCCAACGTGAAGCGCGTCCTGGCCTGCATGCAGGAGTCCAAAACAGCTGAAGAGGCGTGGAGAAAGATATGTCTGGAATTCAACCTGCAGGACTGACCGACGCTGAGCTGCTGCACTACTGCTGGCTCACCGGCTACGACAAGCTCGAGCCGGTCTGGGTCGAGGAGCTGGCCAAGCGTCTGAAGGCGCACATCGAACACACCGTCTAACCCGGGCGCGCTCCATGAAGCCGCTCGAATTTCTGGCGGACGTACTGCCGTCGCCAGGGCATGGGTTGTATTGCGTGTGCGAGTTGAGCTCGCGACGCAAAGAGCATTTTTTCACCGAAGACGTGACCGAGGGGCGCCCCCATATTAAACGATGGGTACTAGCGAACCGTGACGTGTACTTTGCGCTTGCCACTTTTGATCCGTCCGTGCGGGACCGCACAAAGGACCGGCGCACTGCAGTCAACGCCCGCTACATCAAGTCGTTCTTCCTCGACCTCGACGGGTACGACACCAAAAAAGGAGCCGCGCTGGCGCTCGCTGCTTTTTTGGAAAAGACCGGGCTGCAGTCTTTCGGCACGCCGCACATCGTCGCCTCCGGCGGCGGGCTGCACTGCTACTGGCCCCTGACCGAGACGGTCGACGTCACGACGTGGAAGCCGATCGCCGAGAACTTCAAGCGTCTGTGCCGGCAGGAAGGCCTGAGCATCGACATGACGGTCACCGCCGACGCCGCGCGCGTGCTGCGGATCCCGTCCACGTTCAACAACAAGGCCAAGTACGAGACGCCGCGCGAGGTCAAGCTGCTCATCGAGGGCACCGCCCGCGTGGACGTGCGCGCCTGGGGCGCCGCGGTGCGCGGCCTGCTGCGCGAAGAGAACGCGCCGGCCAGCAATGCGTTCGTTGCGACCAGTGTCGATTTCAAACTCGACGGGACCAGACCCACGCTGGCGGGGGCCAAGCGCTCGGCCACGGCCGAGGCGCTCATGCAGAACAGCGTCACGAGCTTCCGGACGATCTGGCTCAAGTCCGAGAACGGCACCGGGTGCAAGCAGCTGGAGCACTACCAGCAGCACGCCAGTGAGGACGGCATGGAGCCGCTGTGGCGCGGCATGCTGTCATGGGCCCGCGTCTGCGAAGACAGTCACGAGTTCACAACCCGGCTCACCGCACTGCACCCGTACAGCCCGGAGCGCATGCAGCAGAAGCTGGCCGAGATCAAGGGCCCCTATCCATGCTCGAAGATCGATAGTGAGAACCCAGGTGTGTGCCAGACCTGCACCTACTGGGGCAAGGTCACCAACGCGCTGGCGCTGGGGCGCGAGGTCAAGGTCGACAACCGACCGAAGGCGTTCGAGCTGCCCCTGCAGGCAGGCGACGACAGTCCAGAAGACGACGCCAACCGCCCGATGAACGATGAGTTCACGTCCGAGGAAGACGAGGTCGCTGTCCCCCAGAACCTGCGCACACGCACCGCCGAGCGCCCATCCCCACCACGCGGGTTCGACTACGGTGAGCGCGCCCACAGCGGCGTGTACGTGATGATCGAGGAGAAGGATGCCAGCGGCGTCAAGATCAAGACGCAGTCGCAGGTGCTGGCCCAGGACCTGTTCGTTGTCGACATCCTGCGCAACGACGCCAAAGACCACCTTGTGCACATGACGGCCATCAAGGAGATCGGCGCCGAGGATGAAGAGAAGCGCCTGGAGTACTCCCAGATTATCCTGCCGACCAAGTCGGTGGTGTCCAAGGAGGAGCTTCTCAAGAATCTGGCCGCCAGCAACGTCTACGCCGCGCACGGCGCGGCGATGGACCACTACCTGTACCGCTATGTTCGGGCGTGCGTCGAAGAAGCCGCCAGGGTCAAGGAGGCAGTCGCCATTCCCACACAATTCGGCTGGCAGCGCGATCGCAGCTTCGTCTACAACAACCGCATCTTCCGTCCCGACGGCACCGAGGTCGCCGTGCCCATGCCGGGCCTGGAGAACCTGAACCGCGCCACCAACAGCAAGGGCACGCTCGAGGGCTGGCGCAAGCCCTGGGAGCTGCTGATCAAGCGCGAGATGCACACGATGCTGGCAATGTGCGTCGACTCGTTCGGCGCGTCCCTGATGCACTTCTCAGAACAGGAGGGTTTCACTTGGCACATTGGCTCAACCGACTCCGGTACGGGCAAGTCCCTCGCGTTAAGCTTGAAGGCCGGCGTGTGGGGTCACCCCATCAGGTACAGGACCGGCAAGGGCACCAGCCCCGTGGCCATGCAGCAGCGGGCGGGCCTGCTCAACAGCATGCCCCTGGTGATCGACGAGATCACGAGCAAGTCGCGCAACGACATGGAGTGGGTGCCGGCGTTCATCTTCGACATGGCCGAGGGTCAGGCCAAGGAGCGCATGGAGTCGGGGTCGAACCGGGAGCGCGTGAACAACAGCACCTGGGCGCTCACCTGCACGATGACCTCGAACATGCACATGACAGACATGCTGACCGGCGCGCGCAAGCACTCCTCGCACGGCGAGATGATGCGTATGCTGGAGTGGACCCCGACGGCCAAGCTGCAGTTCACCGACGGTGAGCGCCTGACCCTGAAGGAGCTGCGCCGCAACTACGGCGTGGCCGCCGAGGCCTGGATCCGCTGGCTGGTGAAGAACTACGCGCTGGCGCGCGCCGTCTGGGACCGCACCCACGCCAAGCTGCGCACGCAGCTGGGGTTCACCGACGAGGAGCGCTACTGGCACAGCGCCTGCACCTGTCTGATCACCGCGGCCATCCTGCTGGGCAAGAACTACGCCAACCTGCTGGAGCTGCCGGTGACGGCGCTGGTCAAGGAGCTGGCAGCCATGGTCGAAAAGGCCCGGGGTGCGCACGTGCAGTCAGCGCGCGATGCCGAGGATGTCCTGAACGCCTACATCCAAGAGTTCTACGGCAAGTTCATCGTGCTGCGCATGGATGAGCGCGGCAAGATCCTGACCACGATTGGTGAGGACGCCATGGGCAAGACCAGCACCAGAGGGGCTGTGATGGGGCGCATCGAGCACGGCACCATCAACGAGCTGTTCGTGGAGTTCTTCGTCGAGGAGCAGATGCTGAAGAAGCATTGCGCGTCCATGAGCTTCGGCTACACCGACTTCAAGCGCCAGCTCGAGAAGCTGCGCAAGGACGACTACATCGTCAAGTTCGGGGTGCGCAAGGATATGCTGTCGCGCACTGAGGGCCCGACGCTGCGCCTGAACGTGATGCACTTGAGCATACCCAAGGCGAAGATCGATGCCCAAGAAAACGCCCTTCCCCTGGTCGAAAGTTGAAGTGGGCCAGGGGTTCTTCGTGCCGGGCCTGGACGTGGCCAAGGTGCGGGAGCTGGGGCTGCGCGCGGCGATGCACCATCCTGGCTTGAAGGCCCAGGCCACCCCGGGCGTCCGGGGTGGCCTGCTTGGTGTGTGGTTCAGTCGTCTGCCATAGCCAGCTGCTTGATGCGCTGCGCGTACTGAATCTCCACCTGCTTCAGGCGATCGATCTGCTCGCGCTTCTGCTCGCCGGACAGCTCCCGGCTGGCGGCGATGTTGCGCTTGAGCGTGGCCAGCTCCCCCATCTGCTGGCGGAACGCACCGCCTGTCGACGCCAGAGCAATCTCCCGGGAGAACCGGCTGGCGAACGCCGCGGCCTCGGCCCGGTTGCCCTCCTCGAGCAGCTTCTTGTAGGTCTGGTGGGCCTGCTGGAAGCGCTCCACGTCCTTGTAGACCTCGTTGATGATGCCCCGCCCGGTGTTGGGCTGGAACAGCGGCCCCAGGACCGCCAGCTCGCTGTTCTTCCTGTCGGCCTTCTCGACTTCATCGGAGCCGGTCAGCGGGCGCAGCACGAGGTCCGCGGCCGCCATGAGCGTCAGGCCCACCCCACCGGTGTAGCCGCGCACAAGGTGCTCGACCTGAACGGGGGACAGCACGCCCAGAGACCCCAGGAGCTTGGCCGCCTCGGTGGTGCCGGGCCGGTAGCGTTGGTCCGAGGTGAGCGTGCGCTCGCGCCCGGACTCGATCGGCTGGTCGGTGAAGAAGCTGTAGTTGGCCGCCAGCTCCACTGCCGGGTTGATCGCGGTGGGCAGCGACAACGGGGTGGACATCCACAGCTGCTTGCCGACGGCCTTCAGCCCCGCCTCGAGCTTGGTGTCGCCGAACGCCACGTTCATCGCCGCCTCGGGGATCGACTTGAAGATCAGCCCCAGCTCGAACGGGATCGGCACGCGGACGGGCTCGTCGACGCCCG